ATTGATCAAACTGCATTTAAATCTAAATCAAAAATTGATAATAAGCAAACGATCAAAGACATGATTAAGTTTTACGAATATCTTTCTGGTAAAAAATGCTCTTATGAAAAGATGGAAGACCACCTGAAAAATTTTGATAATAACTGGCTTTATAGTAAATACCTTAGCATGCAATTTGTTTATACAATGAAAATAAATAATAAAGCAAATGATGTTTGTTCAGTAATAGATAGTATTGCTGCATCATCAACACCAGTCAGCTCCGTATTTTTAAAGTACAGTTAAGAGAAATATATGAAGTCATTTAAGTTATTTTTAAGCGAAGATCAAAACAAAAATACTCACATGCAACACGTTCAGAATCTTGTGTTGTATCAAGGGGTTTCTGGATTACGTCAATCAATCCAATCATTAAGAGATGTTCGTGATACTTTGTCAGGCACCGCTAAATCAAATGCTGACATTACAATGAAGTGGGACGGTGCCCCTGCAATATTTTTTGGTCAAGTGCCAAGTGGTGAAGAAAGAGCTGGCGAATTTTTTGTTGCAAAGAAAGGAATATTTGCTAAAACACCTAAAGTTTATATGTCAAATGAAGATATTGATAATGATATTCCTTCTGGCGATTTAAACGATAAAATGAAAGTTGCTTTGGCTAATTTGTCTAAATTAAAGCCTAGGGGTATTTTTCAAGGTGATATGTTATATTCATCAGGAGATTTAAGTAATCAAAGAATTGATGGTGAAAGCTACATTACATTCCATCCTAATACAATCGTTTATGCTATCCCAGAAAAATCGGATCTTGCGAAAAAAGTATCAAAAGCAAAAATGGGGATTGTAATACATACGAGATATACTGGAAATACATTTGCAGATCTTAAAGCAAGCTATGACGTAAAGAAAACTGAGTTTACTGAAACCAGATCGGTTTGGTTTGACGATGCTAATGTAAAGAATACTAATTCTGCTTTAATGACAGCTTCAGAAACTGCACAAGTTACTTCTCATCTTTCAACCGCAGGTAAAATATTCCGTAAGATATCATCTAACGTATTAAAAGAAATTGAAAACAATATTGAACTTGGTAGAACAATCGAGGCTTATAATAATTCGTTTGTTCGTTCAGGATCAGCTCAGCCTAGTCCTAAGAATCAAGTTAAAGGATTAATTAAATATATTACAAATAAATACCAAACTGAAATTGATAAAAGAAAAACAGAAAAAGGTAAATCAGCTCAAGAGAAAAAACGTGATGCTATTTTAGATTTCTTCGATCCTAAGAATCAGCAGCAACTTGAATTATTGTTTACTCTTCAAAATTCTTTAGTTGACGCCAAAATGCTTCTTATTAATAAACTAAACCAAATTAATTCAATGAGGACATTTCTTAAAACGCGGAATGGTTTTAAAGTTACTGGAAATGAAGGCTTTGTTGCAATTAGTGGTGGTTCCGCGGTTAAGTTAATTGATCAGTTAGAATTCTCATATGCCAACTTCAGCGATGAAATTTTAAAAGGCTGGGAATCTGGAAGAAATTAAAAAGTTTATAAATATTATCATATATACAAAGTGAATTGTTTATAGGTTTAGCATCCGAATGGGGAAACATATGCTATCGTTAAAAGAATACATTAAATTTTCTGAAATGTCAGAAGAAGAGCTTGATTTAGTTGAAGCATTAAACTTTGCAGCGCGCCAAAGTTTAAAAAGAGCTATCAAAAAAAATAAAGGCAAAATCAAAATTGGAAGAGAAAGAGCTGCCAGAAAAATCGCCTCTCCTGAAAAACTCAAGATGCGAGCGCAAAAGCAGGCTCGTAAAAGCATTGAGAAAAAAATCCTAAAAGATAAAAGCAAAGAAGAACTTTCATTTCAACAAAGAGGTGAATTGGAAAAGCGTATTGATAAAAGAAAAGCAGTAATTAATCAGTTAGCAAAAAAACTCTTGCCAAAAATCAAAAAAGCTGAAATTGAAAAAAAGAGAGGGGTTGGCACGAGTGAATAAATTTAAGTCATTTAAAGAATACGTAGTCGAGGAAAGGGGTAAAAGCGCAACCTTTACCTTTGGTAGGTTTAACCCTCCTACGATTGGCCACTTAAAATTATTAGAGGCCGTTTATAAAAATTCAAACGGTAAAGATTACTTCGTCTTTGCTTCTCAATCAAATGACCCAAAAAAGAATCCTTTGGATTACGACACAAAAATAAAATATATGCGCAAAATATTTCCACGTTTTGCTCGTAATATTATTATGGATAAATCTGTAAAAACCGCATTTAATGTTTGCTCTTACCTATACGATAAAGGATACACTGAAGCCGTCATGGTTGTTGGATCAGATCGAGTTAAAGAATTTGATCTTGTGTTAAATAAGTATAATGGCGAAAAAGGGCGACACGGTTTTTATAATTTCAAAGGCGGAGTAAAAGTTGTTTCTGCCGGCGAAAGAGATCCTGATGCTGATGACGTAAGTGGTATGTCTGCATCTAAAATGAGAGCCGCTGCCAATGCAAACGATTTTCAAGCATTTTCCTCTGGACTTCCTTCGAATTTCAAACAGAGTAAACAACTATTTAATGATTTAAGAAAGGCTATGGGCCTTTCCGAAACATATAATTTTCGTGAACACATTCAGCTAAAAAAGGTTTCATCTATACGTGAAGCTTATATCCAAGAAAAAATATTCAATAAAGGTGATTTAGTTATTATTAAAGAATCCGATGAAGTAGGAACAATTATTGTTAGAGGATCTAACTATGTTATTGTTGAATTTCAAAAAGGCCAAAAACAAAGAAAATGGATTGACGATATCATTCCATTAGAATTAATAGAATAAGGGTTGTAAACAATTATGGCAGCAGATACTGAAGATCGCTTAGGTCGCATCGAGGCAAAAATTGACAAGTTATCAGAGGCAATGATTGACTTGGCACGTGCTGAAGAGAAACTTATAAACATAGAAAAATCCAATCAAGCAATGTTTGAAAGGATGAACCGATTTTCTCAAAGGATGGACGAAATAGAAAAAACCGTTCAAGATAATCAAAATACTGTAAAAATAATTAATAAGGTGTTTTACGTTATTTTAGCCGGTATTGCTACTATGTCAATTAACCAAATTATAGGATAATCTAAGTATGAGAATTAAAGAAGTTCAAGAAATTGAAATGGATGACGAAGATTCAACTTTAGTTGATGTAAAGAAAAAGAACACCGATAAGAAAAAAGATCCTGCTTCGAATAAGCCAGTTGAAAAAGATAAAAAGAAAGAAGACGAAAAGGATATTGAAGAAGGTGCTGATTGGGACTGGGATGCTCTTGGTATTGCTAAAGGATTAAGCCATTTAACACATGCAAAGCAATATAAGCATGCGGCTCAAGTCGTAAAAGATGTAATCGCAAAAAAGAAAGTACAAAATGGCGGTAGACTAAAGAAAACACCTATGTATTACGTTTCAACAATAGCAAAACAATACAGCGGTGTAGATACACGCAAATTAGCAAAAATGTTAGGAATCATAGAAGGAGCTGACATGGTAAACGAAAAATCTGGAGACAAAGAAGCTTATCAAAAGTTTTTTCAATCTGCACTTAAAAAGTTCGGTGTTAAGTCTCCTGCCGAATTAGATGACAAAAAAGAAAAAGAGTTTTACAATTATATTGATAAAAATTGGGAAAGCGAAGACGAAGGAAAAGGATTGAAAGAAAAATACCTATCTTTTTCTGAGCGGTCAGAAATCCGCGTCGGAGATCTTAAAGCTAAAATCCAACAATATAAAACAACCGATGGGATGACAGAAGCTGATCTCGAAAACTTAGCAACTCGCTTAGGCATCAGCGTTGTTAAGCTCAGAACTCTTTTGGACGAAGAAGAGTGATTAAATTTAAAGTTTATTGCGACATATCTGAAGGACTGCAATATCATATAGATAACGATATTGCATTAGGATCGTTATATCGAGTTGGTTCTGAAATGTATTTCGAAACATTCAATGAGGCTCGAACATTAAGTGAATGCGGTAAAATTGAATTGACAGAGCTTGATAAACATTTAGTTGAAAATACAGACATCGGCTTGTTTGCAATGTATGAAGGTCAGCATGTTCCTTTAGACTGCCCAATGGTTTATGAAGAAGACGAAAAAAAGGAACTTAATAAACCAAAGCGCGGTGGACCTAAAAAGTTTTATGTTTATGTAAAAAATGATAAAGGTAATATAGTTAAAGTAACGTTTGGCGATACATCAGGCCTTAAGGCAAAAATCAACGATCCTGAGGCTCGCAAATCTTTTGCGGCTAGACATCAATGTGATACTGCGAATGATAAAACTACAGCAAGATATTGGAGCTGTCGTTTACCATATTATGCAAAACAATTAGGATTAAGTGGCGGTGGTAAATTTTTTTGGTAATAAGAAACCATATTCTGAAACACATTTAAGAAACGGAAGTTTTCGCCGTACTTTTAAAGAAGACGTTTCTGAAAATGATTTAGTTTGGCACATGGATAAGCGCAATAGAAAAGTTGTTGTTATTGATAATTTGGATTGGAAAATTCAATTTGAAAACGAACTTCCAAAAATTTTAGCAAAAAACAGCGCAATTGAAATACCAGCTTATTGCTATCATAGAGTTATTAAAGGGCAAGGGGTTTTGGTTTTACATATTTTTGAAGGCGATGACTAATCCATTTAAATATCAGAATTGTAGAATTTTTAATTGTTTTAAATAAGGACATCTAGGATGGCAATATCAAAACCAACATGGCTGAAAAATGCCGTTGCAAAACCTTGGGGTTATTATTCTAAAAAAGGACACCTTTTAAAAAAGGCAAATTTATCAAAAGAATACTGTGACGAATGGAACGGTACGGATATTGAATCATCGTCTTCAGTATCTACTACAGATAGCGTATCAATTACAAAAATTCAACCTACGATAAATATAACGGACGAGGAAAATAACAATCCTTCAATTTTAAGAAGGTTTATTAATAAATTTAAAAAAGGTTGAATATGAATTTGTTTGATATTATAACTGAAGAAAATTTTCTGTTATATGCTTCAAAATGTTATGATAATCCTAAATGTAATTCCGTTGAAGATTTTTACGAGGATCTAAACAGATTTAAGTATCTTAAGAGATTATTAAAAAGATACGAAAAAGATAATGATTTACAAATAAGACTTATATTAAATCATATTGTAATTATTTACAACACGTTTGGAATTGAAGGTGGTCATAAGTTAACTTTTTATAAAGTAGAAAGACATCAGTGGAAATACATTAAACCATTTTTGATATATTTAGGTTATTTAACTCCTGATGCTCTTCCTTCAATACAAAGCGATGAATATATAGTAAATAAACTAAAGGAAATCTAATGAGCATTATATCTTCTGCAGCCAATGCTTATTTCACATATAAATTTCTTCGTACGTTAACTCGTTCGTGGACGGATATGCCTGCATATGAATTGGGTATTATTGACGAAAACGGAAAAGTTATAAAAAAAGGTTCTCAGCTTAAAACTCAAGCAGAAAAAGAAGCATACTCAATATTTGACCGTTTGGCATTTAACATAAAACGCATTCTTGAAAAATTGCCGTTTGGCAAATCAAAACTAGCTTCTTATGCTACTGCGCTTTTTCTTATACGAGAACACACTGGCATGACAGAAGATCAGCTTGATTATGTTTTAACAGAAATGGAAATAGATCTTTCAGCAGATTTGAATGAAAGTACAGAATGGTTTGTTTTAGAAAACAATCAATTATCACCTGGGAGATATACATTAATTAACGATATCATTTCTCCACTTACAGGTGAAGTATTGCCGTCAAAAGGCCAACACATAACATTTAAAGAACACAATTTGGTTGAATCTTTTTATGGAGTATGCTTATATAAAGGTACTCATAATATTACAGGGCAAGAAATCGTTGTTACAAGTAAAGACATTAAAAGGTAAATGTAATGCCATTACGTAAGTCAGACCCTATTGAAAAATGGATTAAAGATTTCATTGATTCAGACGCTCCGCAGTTTAAAGGTAAATCGAAAAAGGAACGCATTGACATGGCAAAAGGCGCATATTATTCTGCGCAAAACGAATCCACATCTAAAAAGCCTCAAGACTCTGATGTTGATGATTTACCAGGGTCTCAGCCTAAAGGGTATTACAAAGGCGTAGACAAAAAAGATAAAGAAGCACGCGCCAAACATTTTGCTCGAAAAACAAAAATGGATGATAACGATCCTCGTGCATACACTCCTGCTCCAGGAGATGAAGATGTAGAAACAAAACCATCCAAGCATACAAATAAGTTTAAAAAAATGTTTGGTGAAGAAGTAACCGATTTAACCGAAAGCAATATTAAAAAGGCATTACAGAAAAAAGCCGAGAAGTCTGGTATGCCATACGGTATTCTTAAGAAGGTATATGATCGCGGTGTTGCCGCATGGAGAACTGGTCATCGCCCTGGGACCACACCTGAGCAATGGGGTTTAGCTAGAGTCAATTCGTTTGCCACAAAATCAAAAGGTACTTGGGGTAAAGCCGACGCCGATTTAGCAAAACAGGTAAATGAAGAAATTGCAAACACATCAGGATCTGGCGCGGTCGATATGAATCCGACAGGTCGACATAAATACTCTCAGAAAAATATGTTCAGGCGTAATTCTGGACTGCAGTCTTTAAAGGTGTGGTTAGCTAAAGTAGAGAGAGAAAAGAAAAAACAGGAGGAATAAGCTATGATGACACTATTAGGCTCCTTACTAGGATTTGCTGGAAGTATAGTACCTTCAGTTATCGAATTCTTTAATCGAAAACAGTCAATTCAGCTTGAACTGGAAAAAATGAAGCTTCAAGCTGAGCTAATGAAAGTTGGCGTTGAAAGCGAATTAAAAATATTTAGGGCACGTGCAGATTCTGATGAGCATGCTCGTCTTATTGAGCATGACATATCAATGCAAAACGATACCGGCTTTATGGGTTCTCTACGAAAATCTGTAAGACCAGTGATTACCTATATGTTCTTTTTATTATTCGCTTCAGTTAAAATCGCAACTTTATTAGAAATCATGGGCGATGAAGATCAAACATTTGCTGCAGCGATTAATCTGATATGGGATTCTGAAACTCAAGCAATCTTTGCTGCAATCATTTCATTTTGGTTCGGTGATCGAGCAATTAAAAAATATCTTTCGGTATCTAGTAATTAAATTATACCTCTACCCTCCTCGGGAACTATATTATTATATCACATAAATCTTAAAATGTAAACCATTAAAAAAATAAAATTTAATGGTTTACATTACTGTCTTATTGATATATAATTGTACTTCAATACAAAAAAAGACTTAAAGGATATTCTATGTATGAAAATTAAAATTGATTTGTCAAAGGATGATTTGTTAAAAGATTACGCAATCGGAATGCTTAAAGATTTTTATATGAATCCCAATGAGAAGTCCCCACAAGAAGCATATGCTCGAGCTGCTAAGGCATGGTCAAAATATAAAGAACAGGAAGATCCTGCGTTAGCTCAACGGCTATATGATTATGTTTCTAAAAAATGGTTTATGTTTGCATCTCCAGTCTTATCTAATGCTCCTAACGGACATGGACCAGGGAAAGGTATGCCTATATCATGTTTCTTAACATATGTACCAGATACGCTCGAAGGTCTTATCAGCCATAGTTCTGAGTTGCGTTGGTTATCTGTTATGGGTGGCGGTGTAGGCGGTCATTGGTCTGATGTTCGAACTGTTAGCGATGTAGCTCCAGGGCCGGTTCCGTTCTTGCATACTGTTGATGCTGATATGATTGCATATCGCCAAGGTAAAACACGTAAAGGTTCGTATGCAGCCTATATGGATGTATCACATCCTGACATTATTGAGTTTCTTAATATTAGAATTCCTACGGGTGATGTACAACGTAAAGCTCTGAACTTGCATAATGCAATTAACCTGACTGATGAGTTTATGACTGCAGTTATAAATAATAGTACATTCGATTTGCGAGATCCTAAAGATGGTGCAGTCAAAGAAACCGTTAATGCTCGTAAACTATGGGAACGAATTCTTGAAATCCGTTTTCGTACTGGAGAACCTTATCTTAACTTTATTGATACGGCCAATCGTCATTTGCCGCAAAACCTTAAAGATCTTGGTCTTCGTATCAATGGTTCAAATCTTTGTAATGAAATTCATCTTCCAACTTCAGCTGACCGCACTGCTGTTTGCTGTTTATCTTCCCTTAACTTAGAATATTATGACGAATGGAAAGATACTCCGATTGTTCGTGATCTTATCCGTATGCTTGACAACGTCTTGCAGTACTTTATCGACAACGCACCAGATACAATATCGCGAGCGAAGTATAGTGCTGAACGAGAGAGATCTATCGGACTTGGCGCTATGGGGTTCCACTCCTTACTTCAAAAACACGGTGTTGCGTGGGAAAGTGAAACTGCAAAAGAAATCAATAAGGTGGTCTTTTCACATATCAAAGAAGAAGCAGATGCCGAAACTAAATCTCTCGCTGAAGAAAGAGGTGAATATCCCGATGGTATTGGAACCGGTAGACGTAATGCCCACCTGCTTGCAATTGCACCAAATGCATCCTCTGGTGTTATACTGTCCACCAGCCCATCAATAGAACCGTCAAAGGCTAATGCATATACTCATCGTACACGTGCAGGATCTTTTTTAGTCAAGAACGAATATCTCGAAAAGGTACTTGAAGAAAAAGGCCAAAATAACGAATCTATATGGCAATCAATTATTACAAATAAAGGATCTGTTTTGCATCTGCCATTTTTGTCAGAAGGTGAAAAGGCAATATTTAAAACTGCGCAAGAACTTGATCAAAACTGGGTTGTACAACATGCCGCAGATCGCCAACCGTATATTTGTCAAGGACAGTCGGTTAATTTATTCTTCCCGTCAGGCGCTCAGAAATCTTATGTAAATAAGGTTCATTTAAAAGCATGGCAGGAAGGACTAAAAGGTCTTTATTATTTACGCACTGAAGCAAAAAACCGAGCTGAAAATGTTTCAGAAAAGGTTGAACGTGTGGCACTTCAAGATGATAAGCGATCGATCGTTTACAGTAAAAAGAATTGTCCGTTCTGCGCAATGGCAATGGAAGAATTGAAATTACGCGGAATTCCTTTCGATAAGATTGATCTTGAAGAAATTGGTAAGTCTGCATCTGAAGTAACGGGTCGGCGAGTTGGTACAGTTCCTCAAATATATATTGAAGGGCAATATGTTGGTGGCTATGAAGAACTAATGGCATTCCTAAATAACACTCAGGTTGCTGAGTCTGAAGAATGCAGAGCATGCGAAGGTTAACATGTCTTTTTTAGTCCACAACTTACCTCCTATTCACGTTCTTGTTCGTAAAGAATATCTTTATGACCTTGAGCGTGGCCATGGGGAATACACTCCTGGGATCTGGGTATCGGTTAAATCAGTAACAGGTAAAGCATTATATTTTGAAACTTTGTTACCTGAATATGGTGCTTTATATGATAAACTTCCGATTTCGGCCTTTGTGACAAAAGAAGACCATGGAGATTTATCATTAGATACATTACAGCTATGGGACTGTTTTGATTATAACATTACAATTATTCAAAAACCATTACTAGGAAGATGTTCATTTTTTGGAAAAGATAAACAAATGCATGACGGCAAATACTTATTTACAATTGATAGCTGCCATGCTGATGATAGTATATTAGATACAAATTTTTCTGAGTATGACCCAGAGCATAAATCATTTAATATTATTGAATTAGACAACGGTCAATTTGCAGCGCAACCAAATAATCGTGTTATCTGGAAAGACATGTCATTAATACCAGATAATCCTAAGATGCCTGATTTTAAAGTATGCACGCAAAATTACCAAGTTGAAAATTCTGATAAGTGGTCAGTAGGTCATACAGAAGAATGGCAATATAAAACTAAAGAGGAAGAATAATGTCACTATTAGAGTTCAGTACAACATACAAACCTTTTAAATATCCATGGGCTGTTGAGCTATCAAAAAAGCATGAAGAAGTTCATTGGATTGAAGACGAGGCGGAGCTGTCTGAAGATGTACAGGATTGGAAAACAAAACTGAGTGATGATGAAAAAGAATTCATTACTCATATTTTACGTTTATTTACTCAGTCTGATGTACAAGTAGGGGAAAACTACCACGAGTTGTTGATTCCTAAGTTTAAAAATAATGAAGTGCGTAATATGCTTTCATCGTTTGCTGGACGTGAAGCAGTACATCAGCGGGCATATGCTCTTTTAAACGATACGCTTGGTTTGCCTGATGAAGAATACCATAAGTTCCTTGAATTTAAAGAAATGGCCGATAAGGTCGACTTTATGAAAGAGGGTGATTGCAATACTCATACAGGACTTGCACTTGCATTGGCTCAGTCTGTATTTAATGAAGGCATGTCACTGTTCAGTTCATTTGTAATGCTGTTAAACTTCCAACGTTTTGGCAAAATGAAAGGTATGGGTACGATCGTCGAATGGTCAATTCGTGATGAGTCTCTACACGTACAGGGCAACGCTAAGTTATTCCGTACGTTCTGTGACGAGCATCCTCGTATTGTCAACGATGAATTAAAATCAAAAATTTACGAAATGGCAAAGACTGCCGTTGAATTAGAAGACAAGTTTATTAATCTTGCATTTAAAGGTAATGATGTTCAGGGTCTTACGAAAGAAGAAGTTCGCAAATACATTCGCCATATTGCTGATCGTCGCCTTTTGCAACTTGGCCTTAAAACAAAGTTTCGCCAAAAAGACAATCCTCTCCCTTGGTTGGACTGGGTACTTAACGGTGCGTCACACGACAACTTTTTTGAAAAGAGGATTACCGAATACAGTGTAGTTGGTATGGATGGAGAAACTTGGGGTTGGGAAGATATGGATCCTCAAGATTCAAGCAAAATGGAGTGTGGCTTAGACGGTACAGGGTGCGCGGCGTAGTGTCATTGGTTACTCTTTTCTCTTAAAAATTAAAAATTTATAAATAATTTCAGAGGTGAACGATGTACGATCAAGAAGATTTAGATAAAGCAACATATTTACAAGAGCTAGGTCATTTCGTACATCTTGACTTATTAGAATTAGCTGAAAAACTTTATAAGAAGAGAGAAGAAAATGAAAAACTGCGAATATTGCAAGAGCGAGATTGAAGATAAAACCAAAAGCGGTAAAGAACGAAAATTTTGTAATAAATCTTGCTCTCGTAAACATTACGTTGAAAACAATAAAGACAAGCTTGCTGAAGCTTCTAAAAAAGGTTATAAGACATTATTAGAAAATAATCCTGAAGCCATAAAGCACCGTGGAAGATCCACTGAAAGAAAAAGAAAGGCCGCTGAAGAGCTTCATAAAAAAGGGCATTTTCATAAAATGTCTGATATAGGTAACACCACTAGAAAGAAAGAAGGGAATAGCGAAAAGCAAATCGCCAAATGGAAAGAAACATATGAAAGTAATGGACATATGCTTGGGCCCAATCCTAAATGGAACCAATATAGCCGCAAGTGCCGAAGACTTACTACAAAACTATATGGTTCGGCAGGCGACGGTATGGAATGGGATCACACAGTCCCTTTGCTTTTTGGTTTTAAAAATGATATAACACCTGAACAAATTTGTTCTAAGGAAAACATAACAAAGATGACTATAAGAGAAAACAGAAAAAAGGGCCATAAGTTAACTAAAGACTCTATGCGTGTTTTAGAAATGTGGGGTATGGAAGGTGAATGGGGTTGGGAAGATGAATCCTATGCTATGTGCGGTTTGGATGGTCAAGGATGCGCTGCATGATAGAAGAAAAACAAATAAGCTGTAATTCTTGCTCAGGAGAATTCTATATAGAATATTCAAACGAAGATTTTGAATTAATATATTGCCCATTTTGCGGAAATGAATTGATAGAGGAACTGGATTTCGACTGATATATAAAATATATTATGTTAAAGGAATACAGTTTTGTGGTATTATAAAGATAAAGAGTTTACGTCTGAGGATATAGAAGATAATATTGGATTTGTGTATTGTATTACCGATCTCCAAAACGGTAAAAAATATATCGGAAAGAAAGGTCTTATTTCCAGACGTAAACTTCCACCACTTAAAGGTCAAAAACGAAAGCGAACTAAAATCGTCGAAACCGACTGGAAAACATATTATGGGTCAAGTGAAGAAGTTAAAACCCTAGTCGAAGAATGCGGCGCAGACAACTTTCATCGAGAAATCCTACGTTTATGTAAGTCAAAAGGCGAAATGAATTATTATGAAGCCAAACTCCAATTTGAACATGATGTCTTATTGAAGCCGAATGAGTATTATAATGCATTCGTAGGCGTAAAA